TTCGACGAATGTGGCATCGAATTGCTTGATCACATCGTCGGCCTTGTCCACGGCTTGCGTGACGGTGTTGCGCCATGCGGCCTCGGCCTCACTGCCTGCGGCTGATCTTGTCAGGCCTGCGGCTGCGCGGACTTGTGGGTTGTCGCTGAACACATCGGCAGGCAATTGGATGCCAAGTCTGTCGGCTGCATCTTTGGCCGCCACGTTAACCTGCGCAAGATCGGCCAAACGGTCGCGTGCGCCAGCCGAGCCAAAGCCTGTGCCGGATGCCTTTTTGACCAGATTTCCAACTTCTTCCTCTGTCACTTCTGCGAAGATTGGTGCAACTGCCGGTGCAACTGGTGCTGCCGGTGCGACTGGAATCTCTGGTGCGACTGGTGCCACTTCTGGCATTGCTGAGGCCACTGGCGCTGCTGGAGGTGCTTCTGGGGCCATTGCTGTGCCCATAGGAGCGCCTGGTGCGCCTGCTGCTGGCGCAGGTGCTGGTGCTTTGCCTGTGACGCGCTGTACGCCCTTTTTGACAGCTTGGACAACCGGAGGTGCCACACGTTGCAAAATCTGTCCTGCTGGGCCTGTTGCGGCTGCTGTGACCACTTCTCCAGTGTCGAACTTGCCACCAGTGCCAGCTTGAGTTGCTTCGATGACTGCTTGGGTTGCGCCACCGGCCACGATCGCACCAGGGATGGTCATGGCTCGGCCTGCTGGCGTGAAGGCCGCAACAGCGCCAGCTGCGCGTGGAATGTCACCCATCGTGAAGCCTGGTGGAATGGCATATTCTTTTTGGTCGATCGACGAGCGCATCAGGTAGTTACCCTTGGCATCTTGTCGAATCTGAACACCAGGGAAGTTGGCTTGCAGAATTTGCACCGTTTCCTTGGGGTTGCTCAGGAGCGTGCCAAGAGCTGTCTTAAACGATGCCACGCTCATTTGATTTAGCTCTGGCATGCTTGTCCACTCAGGCAATGCTTGGGTCTCAGGCGTTGCGCGAGCTCGGCCAGTAACCGACTCAACCAAGCCCTCAAAAAAGCCCATTGGCTTTGGTTGTGATGCCGCCCATTGCTCAGGAGACATTGGAGCCGCAGCAGGTGCTGTGGCCGTAGGTGCTGGTGCAGGCGTTGCTGGCGCAGCCTGACCAGTCTGTGATGCCAACCATTCTTCTGGACTCATTGCGCCCCCACAGATTGCTTGTATGCGCTCCACTGAGCATCAGTGAAGTTTGCAGGACGAGTGTAAGTCTGGCCACCAACTGTCACGCTATTTGCTGCTGGTGCAGCTGGCGCTGCCGCTGTCTCTGGCCCGAACACGTTATCTGGGTTGAGTCGGTAGTTCTTGACCACCACGCCAAGCGCCTTTTTGTCTTCGCCAGCTTTTTTCTGGGCTGAGTCAAGGTATTGCTTGGCCAGATTGACATACTCTTGGCGCTGTTTTGAATCAAGCGCAAAGAGCTGACCGCTTTGCAGTTTCTGTGATGTGTTAAGCAGTCTTTCGTACAGGCCTGCGGTGTCGCGTGCTGTTGCAAATTCTGTCTCACGCACCACTGAGCCTGGATCGAGCATTTTCATGAATCCGGTGATCAGTGCAATGTCGCCTGGACCGTTCTTGGCCTCTGCCGAAGACTTGATGTTGCTATATGTGGTTCCAAGTTCGCCATACACCTTGGTACGGCCTTGGTATTCCTTGCGCAGTTTTTCTTCCTGCTCAAATGTTTTGGTTGGGTCCATTCCACCAGTGGATTTGAGTGCTTCCAACTCAAGTGCGGCTTTTTGACTTTCCAGACCCAGTTTCTTGGTTTGTGCCAATGCCGATCCAGTTTGCGCATTTGTCAGACCAAGGTCAGCGGCTTTCTTTTTAAGGTCTGCCAGTGTGATCTGCTCTGCAAACTTGGCATCGACTTGCGCTTTTTGTGCGTCTGCCGTTGCTTTTGCTGCATCAGCGGCTGCTTTTTCTGCTGCGTTGGTGGCGGTGGCCTGAGCTGTGGTGGCATCTGCCACGGCCTTGTCAGCCTTTGCTCTTGCCTCAAGCAATGCAGCTGGCGCTTTGGCTTCTTCTCTGCCTGTCGAAAGTGTTTTATCGACATTCTCAAGCAGTTCTTTGCCACCAGGCAGTGTGGCCATCATCAATCCAATGGTGGCTTGTGAGCCAGTTGGATTCATGTCAATCAGTTGCAGATAGGTTTCTGTTGCCTTGGCTTCTTGCTCACGGCCTGAATTGCGAAATGCATCTGCCTGTTCTTTGAGCAGGTTTTTTGCAATGTCAGGTTGGCCAGATTTCAAAGCTGCATAAACTTGGCCAGATTGTTGTAGGCGGTTTTGCTGTTGAGATGATGACATTAGCTCAAACGATTTGCGCACGCTATCTGCCTGATCTTTTGGAAGCATTGCAGAAACACGAGCAAAGTCTGTGGCTGTTGCTTTTGGGTTGGCAAACAAAGTTGTAAGTTCTGCTTGCGCTGTTCTTGCTTGCTCAAGTGCCTGTGATTTTGCTTGTGCTTCCGCACCAGCTTGGCCAATTTTGAAGCCACTAAGTACGGCCTCGAATGGGCTTTGCACATCGACTGCGTAGTTGATAGGTGCTTGGAATGGATTAATTGCCATGTTGTTTTCCTCAGACCTTGCTGTAGTTGACCATTAAATAGCCACCAGATTCAGACACAGCGTCTGGATACACGCCTTGCACTTCTTGTGCCATCAGGCCAACTTGACGACCACCGCCCCAGATGTAATCAAACTCGTAGACGTTCAATCCATCAGGTCGTGTGCTGATTTTCTTGATGTTCTTTTTCAGACGAATATCGCTGAATAAATTTCCAGATTTTCCTGCACCCATTTGCATACCCAAGAACTGGGCTGGTAAATTGAATAGTTGGCCATAGGCTTTGGCCTCGCCAAGTTCTCCACCAGCTAGGGCTGCGCCTTGCTGAGACAGCAAGTTGGCCACATTGGTGCCTGTTTGTAATCCTGCCGAGCCAGTTCCAGCTGCTGAGGACTGACCGATCTGAGCCAAGTTCTGCTGTGTGACACGGCCAATGTCGGCCAAGCCACCCAATCGACCATACTGCCTTTCAATCTCTTGTTGCAACATTTGTGGTCTGAATTGGCCAAGTGCGGCTTGGATGTTGCCACCACGCAGGCCACCAGTAGCCGATGCACGCTGAAGCAATGCTTCCTCGCCAGCTTGAACTTGTGCTTGGTATCCAGCACCACCTTCAATGCCTGCAATGGCCGCGCGTTGCGCCTCTGGGCCACGCAGTCCAAGCAAAGCCTGCTGTTGTTCAAGTGCTGGCGCTCCTGCCTGTGCATATGGTTGCAATCCTTCAAGAGCAGGAACTCCGACTTCGGTGTAAGGCTTGAGCAATTCACGCATGGCATCAAATTGCCTGCGTTGTTCTGCAATTCCTGCTTCTGCTGCACCAGATTGAATGGCTGCTGCATCACCAGCAGCGCTGGCCTGCATTGAACTTCCGATAAGTTGGCTTCCACCAACAACTAGGGCTGTGACTGGATCAGGCATTGCCGAACTCCTTCATGTAGTCTTCAAATTTCTCGCCATATAACTCCATGACCAGATGAGCATTCTTTGTGGCAAAGCCTGGGCCATGCGTGAGTGAGACGGCCATCAAAATCAGGTCGTAGTAGCCTGCACGCCAGACGAATGATTTGGCATCTGCATCACCTTCACGTTCTGCATGGTCTGAGGCTTGCCACTTCATGATTGCTGTTGCCAGCAATGGCACAAGATGATGACTGTTTGTGATAAAAAATTGATTCTGGTGCATTCCCACCAGTGTGTTCCAGATGGTCGCATTCAGGTCTTTGCGCTCAACTGTATCGCCATCAGCAATATCGTCAAACACCTGAATGGCATCGTAGACCATGACGAGCCATTCCACGACTGGCGTAGGCAACATGAAAACCCTTTGCAGGTTCTCTTTGAGCCAATCGATACCAATCATGTGCAACTCCTGTTAAGGGTGAGCTGCTGGTGGCCCGATAGACTCAGCGCCTTTATTTTCCCACATTTTGGCATTTGGTCAATCTTCCATTTCAAATTCACGTTCTTCCCATGCCTGACATGAGCGCAGATCGTGGCAAATGAAGTCGAATTTGTGGCAGTAACCACGGAAACCAGCATCGATGTCCCACTCATTTCGGGGAATGCGTTCCATTTTTGCCTGTGTCATGGTGCTGTTGTCGTAGTACTCGCAGTTCGAGCAGCGACGACGACGAGCTTCTTTCTCGTCGACTTGCATGGCCTTGCCAAGCGCCATCCAGTAGGTCTTGTTAGCTGTTGGCTCATTGCTTGGATTCTCTGGGCCGAGCATCCAGTCATCAATGACGATCTGGGTGTTTTTCTTGTTCTCAGCTGTGCTAATGAATTCTTCCTCCATTGGGATGCCCATAAAGCCCTTTGGCATCATCATGAATTTGTCCATGCTGTTCTCCTTGATTAAGTAATTTCGCGACCAGATGCGCGTATGGTCAGTGATGTGGCTGCGCTGGCAATAGTTGAGATGAAACTATTAGGCTCCAAAGCCTGACCAACCAGCTCTGGGCAGGTGTAGGTCTCATCAGGTGCAATCGCGCGTGTGTCAATGATCAGATTGCTTGCACCTGCGCTGCCACCACTTGTCACCAAGTTGACGCTGATTGTTACGTTGCCTGCGCTGGTGTTGGTGATCGTGAACTTGTCAATGATTGCCTTGCAGTTCACAGCGGTGTACTGCGTAGTCTGAGTGGCTTCAGCTTGCTTTGGTGGGATCAGCACCTTGATGGATACGGTCATTTCATTCTCCTTATGTGGCTTCGCCACCGCTGGCGATGATTGTGAGGCCAGCAGATGCTGCCTGAATTTGGATTGTGTCGCCTGCGTTCAGCACCTCGATGCCGTTGTATTGCAGTGCATTATTGGCTGGTACTGATACATCGTACAAGAATGCATTTCCAGTTCCTGCTGAGCCTGCGGATGGCACCAAGAACACGCGCACATTGATGGCTGCTGCCGTGGTGTTGGCAATGCTAAATTCTTTGAGTAGCGTGCGAGTGCTGGCCGGTACTGTGTACAGCGTAGTCACGCCAGTGGTGATGGCCGCTTGGCCAAGTTTTGCGGGTGTTATTACATCGAAAGCCATGTGAGCACCAAGTTAGATTTGACAGAAGCTGGAAGGCTTGAGGCTGGCACTGGGCCGTTTTCCCAACGTAGTTGGACTCCATCGTAAACGAGGACATCGCCATTTGCAGGTGTCGGTGCATAAACGTCAGAGAGTTGGCTGACCAGTGGCTCGGCCTGCACTCTGACAAAAACCGATCCAGAGCCTGCTGTGGCTGCATTGACCACGGCAGCAACAACAATGTGAGGTGTTGGTGCTGCTGGCAGATTTTTTGTCAATCCACCAGCAAATGATGGGTTGTAGTACAGGATGTCACCGTCTGCCCAGACTTCACCATAAGGTGTTCCGGTGGTGTTAAAGCCTCGCACCAGACCAAAACTAGAGACAAGGCCAAAGCCAGTTAGAGCAATGGCTTCTGCGGCCACGCCCATGATGAGCTGGCCATTTGTCACGCCAGTTGATGGTTTTCCCTTGAGCACGCCAGACGCACCAACCGAGCCATCAAACATCACCAGTTGGCCTTTGGCAATGGCTGCCGATGCCTTGATGTAGTAATACTGCGACTCGCCAATGGCTTGATTGACGTTTGGTGTCATTTCAAGATTGAGCGTGTAGCCACCATTCCAATGCATCCTGCCAACCTTCACGGCTGGTGATGGTGTGGTGGTGTTGAAGTCGATGTAGTCTGTCACCACCGAGTTGTTGTTCTCGATGACTGGTGCAGCAGCCAGCATCTCAAGTGCTTGTGCCAGGCGAGGGATTGCATCTAATGCCTGTTGCACTTTGGCATTCAGAACAGCATCCTCGACTGCGGTGTCCTGTGCCAGCGCACTAAGTTGAGCCAGTGCCTCGTTTGCCGTGGCCGCTGCCGTATCTGCCTGATACTCGAAGTCTGTTCCGGTGATGACTTGTAATTCATCAACGACAGAAAACAACAGCTCAAATTGTCTGATCTGTTGTTGATCAGTCAGAAACTGCGCGAGCTGATCTCGCGTCAGGTTAAGTCTGCGGGAAACTGGTGCGGTTGCCATCAGAATGCCAGTGGCTCGATTTGAGCTTCAAGACGAACAAAAGATACATGGGCATCGCTGTCGCCACGGAATCTCTGGATGCGCCAGTTGCGCATGTGGCCTTGCTGGAACCATGCTAGGCGCTTGGCGGTGTTGCCAGTCGTTCCAACTGTGATGCTTCGGTCTTGACTCCATGCAAGGCCGTCTGTGCTGTAACTGGTGCTGATCTGTGGGTTTGTTCCCAATGCCACGCTGCCAGTCAAACTGACCAGCTCCATCTCGTTGAAGATTGCGCCATTGCTTTCGTTGTAGACGATGAGCGTGCCAAATTCCCAGCGCACTTGCTGACCCCAATGGTGGCCAGTGTTTTGCACCAGATAACCAATTGAGCTGGACTGTGGATCGCCCACCAGCCACTTGTCGTAGCACCAGACCATGTTTCGTGCACGGTACTGCGCAAAGCCGACCACAGTCGTGGTCAGCGTAAACCAGACTTGTTCACCCAAAGCCTCGGATGCCGAGGCATCATAGACAACAGTTCGGTCTGGCAGATGCACGTAGAGGTGCTGGTGATTCTTGTCGTTTCTTGCTTCGAGCTTGACCGTGGCCAGTTGCGCTTCGGTATATTGCAGGAGCAGATTGTCGATCTCTTGAGTGCTAATCTTTTGAGTGGTTGCTGCCGCACCAATGTAGATGCCTGGCGCTTCATTGCGGCCACCACCCAAGAATGCGATGCGCTCAATGTAGACGCAGCAGGCAAATGTGCCAACCACACCCTTTTGGATTTGAGCGCCATCGATGCGTGCGAATGGGAATAGTTCGCCACCCACGTTGTCAAACACCTCAATGGTGTTTCGGTTCATCGCATAGACCTCATTGCGGAGCTTGAGCAAAGCCACCACAGGGTCTGGGTCAACTTCTGAGCTTCCATACTTCAGCGGGTTTACAGCCAGAGGATTGGACAGCTCTGTGACGATCAAAAACTCGCCATCGGTTGTCATGAAGTAACCATCAACCCAGCAGAAGTCCAGCACTACGCCAAG